CTTTCACGTAGTCCTCCTTGATTTCAATACGCGGCAAACCGATGCCGGTGAACACTTCGGAAGCCAAAGAAGAGGAAACCAATCCCGTACTCAACTTCATTTCGTTGCTGCCGAGAATCATCTTGTATTGCTCGCCAAATTCAGATGAACCGAGCACGAACTTGTTGAAAGAAGCGCGTGTCATAATCATCTTGGCATAAACGCCATAGTCCGGTGCCAAAGAATGGAGTTTCTCTCTCAGGTAAGAGATGAACATGTTCTTTCCGTCCACAACCACATCTCCACTTTTCGGCTTGATAAAATTGAACGGAAGGGTAATCTCCAGCAGTTTATTATTGGTCTGACCGGAAGTTATTGCAGCATCCTTGTTGTAAACGGTGGCTTCACCAAGCATCAACAAGGCACCAACAATAATATCCATGCGCTTGTGAGCAGCAAGGGTAATCTGACGGTAATCATCTGCCAGAAAGTTTACAATCTCTTCCATTGCGGCCTTTTGGTCTGCCGGTTTAGCTACATTGAACTTGTCAATTAAATCCTGCAACTCGGAAAGTCGGTCGATGGACATCTGATAAGCATCGCCCAAGTAGGCAATCTCACCATATCCGGAACCAATGTTCCTACGTTCACGGATGGGCTTTTCGCCAAAACGTGAATTGATGGAACCTGCCATAACTCCGGTTACAGAACCGATATAATCTTTGAACACGCGAGTAGTTACTCTGCGGAAAGTAAGATACTGCTGCCAATAGATTGTATCTTTACGCGTCCGGTTTACACGTCTGATGATAGCGGAAACAATGTTCGCATCATCGAATAATGTCTGAATCGTTAAAAACATATCCTACCTCCTTACTCGTTAAATTCAAACCATCCCTTCATGTTGGCTTTATCGTTCTCGGAGAACGGCATAGCCAGTTTTGAAGGTTCAATCTCTGCGGCTGTACGAAGCAATGAAACCAGTGTAATTCCGTCCTCTACTTTCGTCCGGTTAAACAGAGCCGAATTTGCAACGTACTTCTGTTTCAAGCCGTCAACCGCAACCGCATTGAAAAGTACGGTATCTTTGGCGATATTCTCACCGAAAGCAGCCTTGATAGTCAAGACATCGTAGTTGGCATTAGATTTGTCAATAGCCGCGACCTCAGCACCTTTAGTGCCGCTTCCGACAAACATTCCCACATAAGCCAAAGAGTTCTTGGCTACCTTGATAGACAAAGCCTCCGCACCGGTGGTATAGGCTTCCACAACTCTCACGTTGATTACCGCATAAGCGAACTTGTTTTTCAAGTCCGCACAAATCGGCGTAAATACGGGAAGAAAACTTCCCACTACTAGGTTCTGCGTGTCGAGTTTGAACGGGCCACGTCTACGAATACCGGTCTGGACATCGTAGCGTTCCTCTTGCTCAACGAGCGGAACCAAATCATACTTAAATCCTGCTGACATAATTAATTCTTGTTTTGTTCAACAATAGTTTTCGTTCCCTCGTCAATCATCTTAGCGATAGATTCAGATTCTTTCTCAATCTTCTCTTCCGCTGATTCGGGAGGGGTCACGCCTTTGAAGCCGTCATTTGCGAACTCCTGCTTCAAGTCCTTGAAGTATGCGTCCAAGTCCTCATCGTCCTTAATGGCGCATCGTTTGGCGTAGTTTTCGGGAATACCATACTCCTTTGCCTTTGCCAAAATCTGCTGGCTACGTGTTGCTTGAGCCTTTTCCGTTTCAAACTGTGTTAGCTTATCAGAAAGGTTCTTGTTGGAGTCAATTAAAGCTTGCGCCCATGCAGGCACATCGTCTTTATTCTCTTCCGTTTTGGTGGTTGTGGTAGTCTCGATTGGCTTTCCGTCTTTCAGGTTATGCTTCTTTTCGTAGTTGGAAACTGCGGTCTTGGAAGCATCCCCGGCACGGAAATCACCATAAGAATTAAGCACGTCCGAAAAACTGATACCCTCAACAATTGAGTTTACCTTTGTCTCGTCCGTTACACCCTCTGCCTTTTTGGTGGCAATGCGGGTAAGAATAGCAGTGTCCACCCCAGCGAATTTCTGTTGTAGCCCTGCTAAGATTTGTTCTAAGATTGTCATACCGTATGAATTTGATTTATAAATTTCTACGGTAAATTTCGTTATTTATAAAGAAGGTGAAAAATTATCAGATAGGTGATACACGACAATGAAACGATTGTCGTAAAATGGTATAAAAAAGGCGTGAAACCGAATGAATCACGCCTAAATATTCTTCTTATGAACTAATCAGAAACCCAACATCGCGGCTGGAGGTATATTCAGCACTCGACATAGCAACCTCGCAATTTTGAGGGTCGGTTCCGAACGTCCAGAAATATAGTCATTCACACGCGATGGACTTATTCCAATCTCACCAGCAAGTTGCTTTTGACTCATCCCTTTCTCTTCAAGAGATAACTCTATCAATTCCGCAACAGTCGGTTTTTCTATCGGATAATGTTCTTTTTCGTATGCTATCACAATATCGGACATAACTGTAAGCTCCACCGCATTTTTATCGTTTGCAGGCGTATTGTCATCAACCAATGGCAGAAGTTCCTCCACTCTCGCCAAAGCAAATTCATACTGTTCTTTCGTTACTTTATTCATACTTCTATCTCTTAAATGGTTGAACAATCTATCTTATCGTAATCTTTATGAGTACCAACCCAGCGAATGAAGACGTACCCAATTGTAAACTTAACAACGACAACCAACCGATAGTTGTTGCCTCTGATATTGAATACATAGTGTTGGTTACCTACATAATCAACTGAAAGAAAATCCACTTTAATGTCTGATAGGTTCTTCCATTCAGCTTTTTCCGCTATATCATACCAACGTTCTAAAGCTATGCGTGAATCTTCATAGCCTTTCGTTTCGTAGAACTCTTTCAATTTCTTATGTGATACAATTCTCATATCTCATTTATTTGATGCAAAAATATGAATTAATTTTGAATTATAAAATTTTTCCAAGAAATATATTCTATAATATAGAATTTAGTAATAAAAAAGCGGAACTAAATTAGCTCCGCTCAATAGTACTATAAAAACATGAAGCAATGAATTATCCCTTGGGGTTAGGAGACGCTGCATTGTTATTCTTTGCCCCTTGTTCCTCCTTGATTTCTGCAAGCTCCTCTTCTACCCTATCAGCATTCCCGGCAAACATGATACCTTCACGGGTTGACCAAATTCCACCACTGACAGCGGAAACGGCAGTAGTCACCTTATCATTCAAATCATCAATCATATATGGAACCAGTTCTGTTTCTATGCCAATAGTCTGCGATGCCTTGCTAAACTCGGTTGGATTGATAGAGCCTAAAGCAGAAACAATGAAATTTACTCTCCGCTGCAAGAACTCTCCAATGACCTCACCGTGATTTTCTACCGCCATATGTGCACCCATGAACATAAAGCGGAAAGCGGTTCCTGATGCTTTGCCTACCCCCTTCAACGTCTCAAAGGATATTCTTGGAGTGTTTGACATATCATAAGCCATATTAGTGAGTGTTTCTGCTTCAAATTTTACGGTATCATTTGCTTGGTTCCACGTCAGATACTGGGCATCCGCACCCTCTCCGGTGAGTTTGACCATTCTATCCTTAACCTTACCCATGAAGCCCTCTACATCTCCAATTAGCTTCAGCAGTGGGAAGAAATGATAGTCAATGCAATCCGCGTAATTAGAAAGAAGTTTTTCCAACCGGACACGGAAAGTCTTAATCTTTTTGCAATAAGGTTCGGGCCGATAAGCGTAGATAACAGGCAGTTTTGGGAATCCATGAGCAAAAGGAGTTCTTTCTTCATATCCTTTAGATAAATCCCATTGATAAACCATTTTGTCCGTGATAGTCATAAAGCAGGTGACCTCCGAATCATCCATGAGCTTCTTTTTATACTCACGTGAAAAAGCAATCATTTTACCTTCATCGTTGAAGAACGGGTATAGCTTATCACCTCTGAATGGGGACCATAACACGCTTTTCAGTTTCTTGGTGGGCTTGACCTTCCCCCCGAAGGTAGTCTTTATTTTCTTCCAGAACTTCGCCCAAAATGAATCATCATCAGTGACATACCAATACTCGGCTACTTCCTGTTCGGATAACCAAGCACGAACAATCTTCTTGTTCTGATATTTGATTTTGTTGGATTTAAATACAGCCTTTACCGCATCCAACAGCTTCTTTTCATCATCATCAGTCGGAGTGCAATCCATAGACGGTTCTGTGCCGACCGTGAAAGCTGTTTGAATGTTCACTATATCTTGTTCCAATGGAATGGAAATACGGTTCACCGGTTCAGTCTTATACTTTGCTTCGATTTCATAAGTCTTACCAGTTTTTTCATCGAAGTGTTTCTCTGCTTCTTTTTCAAGAACCTTTCTGTCCGGATACTTCTTTTTGTCAACCATGATTTCATGGCGTTCCGGATTCCAATCATCCCAAAGTTTACAACGGTCGGGAAGTTCAGTTTTCCTACCTTTCTTCAGGTAGTTTATCTTCTGCCCGATGTCAGGGAGTGCTAATATTTTTTCTAAATTCAATGGCATAATCTATAATTTTAGTGAGTAAATATTCCTGTTAAATCTTTCGGTTTCTGAATCTTACCAAGAAGCTCACCCAATACATAGTAACGTACAGCATCTATTCCGTGATTGTCATGGTCTTCCGGTTCGTTGATATAGTTCCCGTCCTTATCCTTTGCCCAAACATACTTTCTGAACTCGCTTTGCAAGTTGTACGAGCGTTTGGTTATATAAATCTCCATATCTTTCATTTTGTCAATTCCGGCATTGATAGAGCCTGCACCTTTCTCTACGGCATATATCTTGATTCCTCCGTTGTGTATCTCTTGAATCAAACGTGGGTCTGCGCTGTCAGCAATGACTTTCAATCCCCACGGGCGAAGAGTCTTGATGATGTCAGAAGAAAGCAATCCAGTACGGTAATCCACTTCATCCAAGTAAAGGGCGTTATCAACGATACCACAACGAATGGAAGCAGACGGGTCATGCGTATAACCGAAGTCTTGCCCGAAAGCAATTTTCTTTGCCCAAGCCGGGAACTCGTCAACAATTCCCCACTTCTTGAACACAGCACCTTCTGCAACGTCAGCCCAGCGACCGATAACCACATGAGCATACTTTTCAGGATTACTCACCTTCATATCTTCCACCTCTTTCAGGAACTCAGGAGAAAGGTTATCCAAGTTATCAAAATACGTAGTATGGATATGGAGCACATTCGGATGAGTGGAAATCTGAACCTGCACACCGTCAATCTCTACCAGCTTGTGAGTTTTCTCAATGTATTTCTTGTAGATGAAGTGATTGGAATCGCATGGGTTCATTATAATGATAATCCGGTTCTGAATACCCTTCTTGCGAATGGAGAGCATTATCTTGTCGAACTCATCTTCGCTTGTCCACTCTTCCGCTTCATCGCAGACGAAAGTCGTAATGCCTTGAATGGATTTCAGTTTTGCTGTCTGGTTCCCGGAAGAAGTCTTGATACCCCGGAACATGATACGGCTCTTAGTCATCTTATTGACTATGTCCGTCTTTGTGGTCTTGAAATATTTCGTGGTACCGTCCAAATCTATCTTCTCCATCATTTCGGGGATGATAGACATACCGGCAGAAACCATCGTGTAACGGGTGTAAAGAATCTGATGAACAATCTTCTCTACGGGAGTCATTTCAAAAGTCAACCGCTCAATAAAAGTAGAAGCATTGAAAGACTTTCCGCTACCACGCCCACCGGTGATGAGAATAATGAATTTCTCATTGTCGGTGTATAACGGATGGTATATTTCTTGGGGAACAATCATTTCAACTTGTCTTTAATCCAAGAATCAATAGTGATTCCATGTTCAATATCTTTAGGGATGTCGGCATCTTCATCTTGCTTGCGTTCAACTTTTCTCCAGTCTTCATCGTAATGATACAACCAAGTCATTTGAGCACTTAAATTGGGAGCTAGCTCACCTTCTACAACTTGTACTTCTTCTTCGCCTGTCAGATTGCCATCTCTATCCCGTAACTTACGAACTGTGGTATTCTTAGTTTTTATGCCACCAAGAGCCATTGCAAGAAATTTAGCACGTACAAGAGAATTTATCGTGCAACGCGCACGCGAAAGGACATCACTTAATTCACTGTATGTACTTTTCTTCTCGCTAAACTTTTGCGGTGACAATCCGATAGCGTGGGCTATTTCCTTGTCAGTGAATCCCTTTTTGGCATACGATTCCACGAGAGAAAGAAAGTCCTCGCTTGTATAGTCAAACTTTGGCTTTCTTCCTCCTTTACCTTTTCTGTTTTGAGATTCACTATTGCTCATATTACTTCTTTAATTTTCCACATTTCTCACATTGTTCATACCTGAACTCAGAGAACATCACACTACCTTTCCAAACATAATGATGAACACAAAACAGGTTTTGCTTTAGAACATTCCTTATCCAAAGTATAAAATCGCCAATCATAATTTTAACCGTTATTGTTACCCATATATACACGGCGAGAAATTGGCTTGTTTCCATAGACATCAACTCCTCTTTTTGAGAAATAGCTATCTATTTTCTCAGCATATCTTCCCATTATAGATTTCGTTTTATCCCTTATGTTTCTTTGTCTTGCAGAACCTAACCCGTATTGCCTTCCAGCGTTGTACATTATTCGTCTGGACTGCTGATATAACTGGCTATACGTTTTCTTTCTAACTCAGCTTTCCTCCCAATAATTAATCAATCCTTTCTATTTGTTCATCAAATACTTCTCCCTTTATGAACTTCATATCAGGGTCATACCCAAACCTTTCGCAGAATGCGGCTTTAGCTTCATAGGTATCAAAGGACAACATCACATAGGCATCCATGTTCTCGGCTTGCTTCTGTGCGTTTTTTTTCACCTGATGCTTGACCTCTTTCATGTGGGCAACCTTTTCGGCACGTTCCAACTGCTTGGCGGCTTTATCGGCTTCTTTCTGTTCGGAAACTGGGACCATCATATCAGACAAAGCATCCGCAATAGAGTTTTCCTCTTCGGTCTGCAAAAGATAGTCGACACCAATCATATTCAAGTCAGCATCGGTTAAGCCCGCATCTTTCCAATCAATGTCGGGAACAATACGGGCAAGGGCATCAAAATCCCAAGAACCTTGTGCGTTAGGGTTGTTCATTAAAATATTTAACTCCTTTTCCTGCTTCTCGTCCACGTCTATGACATCGACACGAATGCGGTAGTCGTTATCGGGAAACTTCTGTAATTCGTCCATGACGGATAAACGCTGGTGTCCGCTGACTACGGTAAGCCCGGTACGCTTATTCACAACTATTCCACCTACCAATCCGAATTTCTTGATGCCACGTTTCAGTGTCTTACGTGATTCATCGGAAAGTTTTCTCGGATTGTAGTCTGCAAAACGAATGGCAGAACGGTTAAGTTCTACCGATTCACTCTTGATATATTTACTTAGTTCCATACATATTACTTTTGTTGATTATGATACTCCCAAAGTACTCTTTCAGCCATCGGGAAAGTTTTGTAAATTCTCTGTAAGTCCTGTGGATAGTTCTTCTCCATCCAAAGCATACAATCAAGATTGAAGCCTACTCCCGAACTGGCTTTCAATGAATACCGAACTGGTTCGGGTAAATTATGCTGCCTCATATAAGCAAGAATATCCTTTTGTGTCCAATCAGCCAAAGGATAAACCATACCGTTATTCTCGTAACCGTTTACTTCATACCCTTTCAACATAAGTCTACGATTCATACCGTCAGCTTTTTTCATACCCAAGAATGTATAATAAACTCCATGAGTAAGTTGCATAGCCTTTACCACATCTGCCAACTTCAACAGCTTTACTTTCAGATTTGGCACACAATACATACCGCCACGGAGAATATAAGTGAGATTCCAATGTGGTACTTGAACAAACTCTATTTTCGGATATTTGGCTTTAGTCCAGTTTATCCAACGGTTAATATGTTCCAAATTCTTGACGAAATACATGAACACGCAAACAATCCGGTCAAACTTCGGATAGACTAAATCAAGCAGAACAAGCGAATCTTTACCAAGTGATAAAAACAGTAAAGCCTCATTCGATTTTACCCGAATGAGGTCTATATATTGACTCGCTTGTTCTACTTTGTTCATAGCTAGCCACCACTTAAACCAAATGAAATACGAAGATCACTGTAACGCTGTCTGCGTGATCCTAACTGTGTGGCACTTGCTGTACCTCTACGATTGGCAACCAATCTACCACCTGCCCCTGCACCATTCATATTTCTGCGAGGTCCGGCTACTCTGTTAATTCTTCTTGCGACTCTGCTTTCTAATTTTAAAAGTTAAACAAATCAATCTATATGTTTCTCTAATATCTTACCCAAAGTATAATCCATTTGTGCGGCAAGATATTCTTCGCCTTGATGTTCGTAAACAATATCATTACCGTTTTCATCTGTGAGAATTACTGCTTCTGCATTCTTTACCTCTATAATGATGTAAGGACGTTTACCCGTATATGCACCTGTCAGAAGCTTGATTGCATCGTACTTGATAGGCTTCAATTCTACCTCACCTTCTTCAGGCAGTTCTGCATCAGTCGGATATTCTTTACCGCCACATAGGTAAGTGATATATTTCTTAGCGTTTGTTGGTCTGATTTCACGGTATTCGTGGGTTTTCTTGCCTGCCAAGATTTCATCGAAATACTTCTGTTTGATGCTTAATGTAAGAATGTTCATAATCGTGTCAAATTTTCAAGTTAATATTCATTGTTGCGGGGGGCTGAATCGAACAACCGACCTCTACCAAGTCAAAGTAGCGAGCTAACCAACTGCTCCACCCCGCGATTGTACCCCAAAGGTACTACCACAACCAAAGATAACGAAATATCTTCAATCGTTATACACGACAATCGGCTTATTGTCGTGAACTAAGCCATTTATCCCGTCTTTCTCTACACGCCTCTAAGGTAGGTGCACAACAAGCAAACAGTTCGCCACTTTCAGTGCGATAGTCATATTGGTACATTCTTACTCTCTTACCTTTCAATTTGGTAGTGTAAGTGCAATAGTTTTCTTTACCGGGTTGACATACGCTGCAACCTCTTTCGTCGTTAATTGAGTTCATAATTATTTATCAATACTTACTTAGTAATTTGTAAAACATTCGCCTTTTCTCTATGTATTTAAGACCATTTCGTCTAAGACCTCGCTTTGATTTTGATACAGTCATTTGGCAACCTGCAACGCCAACGTAGATGCAATTTGAATGATGCCTTTTGGCTTCTTTGAAAGCCCACCAAATCGCTTCACGACAATATCTATAGCTATCATTTTGAACCCCCTCGTATCCTCTACTCAAAATGAAGTGGCCTATTTCATTTGCTTCTTCTTCTGAATAGCATATTGTGAATATATTATTCATCCTTTCTTTGCTTTACTTGTTCAACCAAAAACTTTTTAAAATCATTCTTGTACTGGCTGTGAATGATTTTATACTGATGGGATAGGTTAGGCAATTGTTTATAACCTTTGCTATACAAGAATTTGGCTACTAATTCAATCTTTTCACGGTTACTGAAACCTCTGTCCTTACACATGTTAGTTATACAGACATTTGCCTTGCTGGTAGGCTTCTTTTCAACTGGTGGCATGTATTCATGTCTGCCATAAGCAAGCGTTCTTGGATAGCCAACCGCTTCACCTAAATACTCACCTGTGATGCAATCAAATTCACCACTAATTAAACTATCTGCTATTTCACCCATAATAATCAATATTTAATGTTTCACATTCAATCTTTCTTCACTCGTATAAGCCACTACAAGCCCAGTTTCATCATGCTGTATGGTGATGTACTTTTCACCCCTCTCTATGGTGGTAAAGTCGTACATAGAACATAACTTACCCAATACTTTGCCCAGTTGCTTCATCAATGGGGATTCGGGACTGATAACTAAAACTAAATCCGCTTTCATAATCGTGCGTATTGTGGTAGCCCGAAGGCTACCGAATTAAACTTAGAATTTCTCTATTTTGAGGTTATCATTAATGATAAACATACGTCCACATTCTAAAACAACGTGAGTATCTGTGATTCTTTTCACTACTCTTACTACATCATCGTGCGATATGCGTGGCGTACCGTCTGAATGACGACCATTAGACAAATCACCTGATACTCTATATCTCAAACCTACTGTAACTTCATTTACGTTCATAATCTTCTATATTACCGGATTAAACTATTCAATTTCTATATCTATAATTTGCAGAATGTTATCTGTAATCATGCTATTAACACTAAGCTGGGCTGACTTTATGCCGTTGGCAACCATCCATCTTTTTGCTCGGTTGATAGCCGACTGCTTACTACTACCATCGGGTATCAATGCGCCTAAATCATTGTAATCGCTATCTAACAACTCAAAGTAATATCGCTTCATAATCTTCTACATTGCGCAGGGCGAAAGCCCTGCTGGTTAAACTTATGCTATATTCAGTCTATTATTTCTCATTGCATTCAGTTCTGCTGCCATCTTGTTAGCAGCTTCTTCTGTATCTTCTAAAGAAGCCATGCTCATATCATAGCCATCTATTACCATATAATAACCTCTTACCTTCTTTACGTAGAACTCATTTGCCTTATGCTGCTTCATGTAACTTGTTGCTTTCATTGCTTTATATCTTTTAATTGTTACTTATACTTCTTTATAACCTCTTGCATTCAACCATGCGATTGCGCCTTTGAGCGTCTTGAAACGCTTGCTGCTTTCTACCGCTGTGCAAGCTGAATAGTTCTTTTCGTCATGAATGAACAATGCACCTTCGTTCTCACCTTTCTTATAACTGATAATATTCATATCTTCTATCTTTTAATTGTTATTACTTCGTTTCTAATGATGCAAAGATAGTATCATTTATAATACAAAATACTATTTATGCGTTAATAAATCATAAAATAGAGTATTATTTATAATACATACTAATAAATAAGTATTTTTGCATCATGGAAGCAAAAGGAGTAATACATTTGGAAATAAAGGCGACTGGGCTACACAGATACTTCGGTTCGCCATCGGCTATGTATGATAACTATACAAGTCAAGAACTCGGAATTGCCCGACAGTCACTTCTGAACTACTGGCAAAAGACGGAGGAACCTTATGAAAATGCTGTTTGCATAATCAGGAAGGGAGAATTAGAACGTAAAAAAAAGACAAAAATAGAATAATGAAAGTTTATAAATATAGAGCCAACTTATTTAATGAGAAAGAGAAAAGGAGAAGAGATACCGAATCCTTACTAAAAAATGAATTTTATGCTGCAAAATTTAAAGAATTGAATGACCCATTTGAATGTTCTTTTGATTTACAGATGAAAGATTCTGATAAAACGACTTTCTATAATTCTATTAACCCACTTGATGTTGGCATATATTCTTTGGGGATGCTGCAACAAGAAGAATTATTTCCGTCTCATGAATTAATGTGGGCACATTATGCAAATTCACATAAAGGTTTTTGTATTGAGTATGATTTAGATAAGATGTTACAAAGTTCTTATCCCGACTTTGATATTAGAAACAAAATAACAGTAATTTATCAGCCAAATATGCCAACTATTGTAAAAGAAGACTTTAATGATATTTTTGGCATCCAAAAAAAAGTATTTGGTACAAAATCATTGGCATGGGAATATGAAAATGAGATTAGGTTAGTATTTCTTGAATCAGGAATAAAACACTATTCCCAAGAAATTGTTACAGGTATTTATTTTGGCTTAAATATTGGTTTAGAAGAACGGAATTTAATCATAAACAAACTAAAAAGAAAAAACATAAAATTCTACCAAATAAATAGAACAAACAACTCATATAAATTATCATGTAGCGAGTTAAATGAGAGTGATATATATAATTATCAAATTATTAGTCAATCAAGTAATATGATTGTTGACAATTACAATGTTTTGTATTTAGGGGTTAATAAAGATAAAATTACAATGCAGAATTTTGTGAACGAATTTCGCAGAGGAAAATATAAACCAACAAATATCACTATTTATGATGATTTACGAGTAGAGAAATGCATAAATAAATGGTCTTCACAAACGACAGAAGAAGAAAAGCAGATATTAGCAAAGCATTGGATTACATATGCACCATTCGATATTGCTCCAATTATTTGGATGTATCCCGAAAGCTAAAGCCGGAGCACTAAACTCCGGCTCATTAATTGATTAGCCCTTTGAATTTCAACCGATTTACGATTTCAGTGTAAAGATACTCTATATCCCCGCTGAAATCCCCATAGTTCTGATAGAGAAACACGACATCAGCGCAGTTGTCGGAAATTGTACTCTTGGACTGAACCCCAAGTACCCTTGACATCTCTTCGCGTAACCCAGCTGTCATTTTCCCACCGGCAAGCGAACTTGGAGAAAACAAGTACAGGATAATGAAGATGAACTTCTTCCGCTGGGTAACACTATCAATACAAGGGGGAAGACTTCTGCTATTCAATAGCTCAACGAAGATTTTATAGATATCCCTAATAAGGCTTTTATCTCTCAAAATTGGTGAAGCTAAGGCGTTTTCTTCTTCTGAAAGTTCTGATTTCTCGATACGAATCTTTTTAAGACGAATTATTTTGTTAAAATCCAGTTCCATAACACGATTATTTTAAAAGTAAATAGTATATTTGCATCATAATCGTGTAAGGAAGAGCTGATTCATGGTCGTGCGTGGGTTGGCTCTTTTTCATTCTTCCCCATTCGTGCTGACGAATGGTTTCTTTTCCAAATCATAGCAGGTGATATATACCCGTTTCCCATTAACATCACATAGAGCAAGGGCATATCCTTTCTCCAGTATTTTAACCGGCTGATTGTCGCAATAGACAGTACTTCCAACCGGAACTCTTATAAAATGACGTACTATCATTTGATTATCTTTAGCTTGTTGTACCAGTGTGAAGAAAAAGGGAACCACCCGATTAAGAATGATTCCCCGAAAATGATTACTTTATATAGTTTGCTCATGGATTTTTCTTTTTAAGTATTTCAATACATTCCTTTACTCCATCATCGAAACCTTGTTTATACCCTTTGGTATAATCCCCTGTGATATATACCGCCATTGACAGAAAAAATAGAAGGATACCTACAGGCTTATACCAACCGGGAAGTGATATAGAAAACGGCTTAAATGTAATTGTGAGATCTCCAACCCATAATAGGGCGATAATACATATAATTGTAAATAATATTGTTTTCATATTCAATACTTTTTCCCGTTCAACATAGGTCTTAATTCATTGTATCTCATCTTCTGTTCAATGAACCACTCAATATCTATTCCTTTCCAAAGACAGTATTGCCATACATCAAGAATCACTCCTTTAACCGACCTTGTAGATTCGGATATAATTGTTCCGGTGCAAATATCAAAAACTATCTCTACAAATGTGTGTTCTTGGAAAAAGTCTGAAACGTCATTGAGTTCATCCACATTATCCAACGTATCTTGCAAATCCCAGCCGCGCAGCCCAGCAAGGTCAAGACAGCGTATCACAACATCAGCTAATTCTTCCTCCACCGTTCCTTTGATATATTTTTCAAAACAATACTTGAAATTGACATCATCGTGCGGTTCTTCATCCTCATAAGAAGATTTAAAAGATTCTCTGTCGGCATGTTTCCCTTTTCGGTCCGCTTCCACTGCTTCCATAAGCTCGCTGATGATAAGGCAAAAGCAGTGTTCATTACTCAGTTCCTTATCGTGGAAACCGTGCTCGCAAGCTGTCTTATAAGCACGATCTCGTAGTTCGTTCAAATTAATATTCTTCATTCCCTTAGTCCTAATTTAATTTCTTCATCCTTATTTATTTTTCCAATATTATCGGCTTCCTCATACCGTTCTTCTTTTATCAACAGTCTTTGCAATTCCGAAAGCTGGTTAATGTAAACAATATCGTTACGATCTGATACATGTCGGACATATCCTTCTATCTTATCCAGCTTGTCTTCCATGCGTCTGTGCCACTTACTTACCAAGATTAAGGTAAACATCAAAGCATAAGCATTTAATGAGACAATGATAAATTTAAATATTACTTCTGCTGTTTCCATAATCATATAAGTTTTAATGCTTCCTGTAATCCTGCTTCAAGTGCTTCTTCGTAAATATCCCATTTACCATCATCATTAGGTCCTTCATAAACAGAACTAGTTATATGAGTTCCATTATCAGCTTTAGATATTTCGTATCCATAGCCACAAGCACAGTTATATAGCATTATAAGAACTACTGAAAATAATATTTTTGTCAAATCATCCATAGTTATTCATCCTCTCCAACTTTAACATACTCTTCTTCAATGCACCAACACAACATATC